ATGAAGCAATTTATACATGCAAAGCCGCGACTCACAGCGCAGCGAAAAACACCATTAGGTGCCGATATTCTGAGGTTTGCTCGCCATATCAGAGGCTATACACAGGCAGAATCAGCTGCGCACTATGGTGTTGAGGAGCGTACATTGAGACGTTGGGAAAACAAAGAGTACAGCCCCAAGTGGAACGACGTAGTCGGTCTGGTGGAGGATGTTTACTCGCTCGATATTCTAGAAGTAATAGGAAAGATCAATGATGATGACACAACCAACCATTAAGCAGCTGCGTACCGCCTTGAAGCGCTGGGGTCGATTCTGGCGTGCCAAAGAGCTGGGTAAAGGGTTTAGCCGTCAGGCTGTAACTGAGCGGATAGGGGATTCTGGCGCAGGTTATATCAGTAGCGACATGATGACGGTGCCTGAAGAAATTGAAACGCTGACACAGTGCATAGCCAGGCTGCGACCTGAGTGTATTCGGGCGCTGCGAGGCAAATATCTGGTCGAGGGAGATATTGCCCTGGTTGCCAAAACACTGGGGTTTGATTCCAAGCGGTCGATGGAGTTTTGGCTGGTAAAAGCAGAAAGAAGCTTGCTCCAGAGTTTATGCCATCCATAAGGAGCGAATATGACCATTATGAACACGGTTGAACAGTTAAAAAAGCATGAAGGGTTTCGCCGTTTCCCTTACTACTGCACAGCGGGCAAGCTGACCATAGGGTATGGCAGAAACCTGGAACAGAACGGCATTGCAGAGGAAGAAGCGGAACAGTTGCTGGCACAGGATGTGGCTAACGCACAGGCCGGCGTGCGACGCCGCATAGATACTGTGCACTGTAACGAGGCCAGACAGGCCGTACTGACCAATATGGCGTTTAATTTGGGGGTGCAGGGATTACTGGGCTTCAAAAAGATGCTGGAGGCAGTGCAAAGTGGCGACTTTGAACGTGCAGCATTGGAAATGCTGGATAGCCGCTGGGCTCGCCAGGTGCCTGAGCGGGCTCAGGAGCTGGCCCAGCAAATGCTCAGTGGCCAGTGGCAGTCTTAATTTGCTGGGGGTAACTATGAATGAGGAGGTGGCCAAACCATGCAAGCCGAACAATGGCAAATGAAAAAGGAGCTGAATCTGGCTCATATCCTGACCACCATTGCATTAGTGGTGTCGGGTATCTTATATCTGAACGATCTGGATAAACGGATCACCACAAACTCACAGGAGCTGGCACATCTAAAGCAGATCCGCAAAGAGGACCAGAAGCGCATCGAAAAGCGTCTGGATTCTATCGATAAGAAACTCGACGCCCTGTTGAGTGCAAAACGCAATAACGGCTAGCTGAGGGCACAGTCGATGCAGCACATCTGCATCAGGTTGCACCGCCAAAGCATTCTGCCTCGTCCTTTTAATGACTGAATTGACCTGAACAGTATTGTCCGGGCGGGACGACTGTTGCCTGAGGAATTGATCTATGAATACCGCGATTGACTTATCACGCCTGGCGCCTCCGGCGGTGATAGAAACACTGAATTACGACGAGATCCGCCAAGCGCTCATAAGCGCGATTACCGAACGCTTGCCTGAACATACGTTACTGGCGTCTGATCCGGCAGTCAAAGTCCTGGAGGTTGCCGCTTACCGGGAATTACTGTTAAGACAAAGGATTAACGACGCTGCACAGGCTGTGATGCTGGCCTTTGCAGCGGGGAGTAATCTGGATCACCTGGGGGCCCTGTTTGGTGTTGCCCGCTCAGAAGGGGAAAGCGATGAGCGTTACCGTGCACGCATTCCACTGTCGCTAGAAAGCCATAGTATGGCTGGCACCAATGGGGCCTATCAGTTTCAAGCGATGTCGGCTGACCCGCGAGTGCGGGATGTGCATGTGGCCTCAAATACGCCGGGTGTGGTGGAGGTCACGGTGCTCACGGAGTTGGGGGCCGATCAGGCGGCGGTGCAGGCGGCGGTGTCGGCACACCTGAGCCATGAAGATGTTCGGCCACTGACAGATCAGGTGCAGGTCACCGTCACACGCCCAACCAGTGTGGTGGTTGACGCACATATCTACCTCAATCCGGGTGTGAATGAGGCTCAGGTCAGACTGGCAATTGATACGGCTATGGACGATTTCAACCGCGCACATACCCGCCTCGGCAAAGAGATCCCGCATTCAGCCATTATCGATATGTTACACCAGGGCGGGGTGCGCAAAATCAAGCTGTTGTCGCCGTCGGATGACATTGTGCCTGAGGCAACACAGGCCGTGAGTTTGTCGCTGCAACTGTCGTTTTTATAGGTGGGGCAATGACTGAGACAACACAATTATTGCCGCCCGGCGCGAGCGTACTGGAACGTGGCTTGAGCGAAGTAACACAGTGCAGCGAGCGTGGGGTTGTGCCAGAGCAGATAGCCAAACTGTGGGATCCACAAACCTGCCCGGAACCTCTGTTGCCCTGGCTGGCCTGGGCGCTGTCGGTGGATGAGTGGGATGAAAACTGGCCGAGCGAGACCAAGCGGGCATTGGTAGCCCGCTCTGTGCCTATTCACAAACATAAAGGAACAGTGGGCTCGGTCAAGCGGGCGCTGTCTTCACTGGGCCTGGAGCTGGAGTTTTTCGAGTGGTTTGAGGATACCGATGATGTCTATCTGGCCCCGTACTTAAGCAAGGAGCCGCATACCTTTGTGTTTATCGCGTGGGCCAATGCGTTGCCTTACACCAGCCGGGCCATCAAGCTGGACCAGACGCTGTACGACGCCATTTACCGGGTGACTAACCAAACCAAGCCGCAAAAGGCCCATTTTGATTTTCTGGTTGGGATGAAAATGGCCAGTGGTGCGGCGGCAGGCGCAATCGTTCACCCGATCACACACAAGCGGATGTATGCGGCGGTAGAGCCCTGTATTGGCGACAAAGCCAAACAGCGAGATAGCCAGGTTGGGCTTTCTGTGGCTAGCAACTTATCGCGCGCGCGTTATCAGGTGTTCAGGCACCGCGCTGGGGTGGACAAAGAGCGCCACCGAACATGGCAATGTGGTTTACGTCAGGCACTGTGCATGACTCGTAAGCCCCTGCAGGTCGTTCGTTTCAGAGGGCTGACAAGTCAGCGTATTCCCGATGAGTTTATTAACAGTCGCAGTTGCGCCGCTGCGGTGATGCATATCAGTCGCCGTCGGGTGAGTGCCGTGCGTTGCTACGGCAGGCTTGGCGCACCTGCATAAAGGAGTTTTTTAACAATGAGCATTTTACTACAACCCGTGATCACCTCGGCCGGGTTATCGGCGCTGTTCAGGGCGCAACAAGGTGGGTTTAAAGCCAAAATCAGCAAGGTGGGTCTGGGCAGTGGCAGCTATCAGCCGCATGAAGGGATCACCCGCTTGCAGGATGAAAAATACAGACTGGATCTGGCCAGTGCCAAAACCCTGGCGGATGGCAAGCAGTTACACCTGACGGTGCGCGACGCAGAGCCTATCGCAGGAGAGGGCTTTTTCGTTAACGAAATCGGTTTTTACACCGAAGAGGAAGTCAATGGCGAAATTCAGCATGTATTGTTCGCTGTTTACTCTTCACCGACCGAGTCTATTGCTTATAAATCCAATGATGTTGAATTGCTGCTGGCATTTGACTTGGCTCTTACGGGCGTGCCTTCGGATTCAATCACGGTGATCGATCAGGGGGTTGAGTTCAATATTTTGGTCGCACCTGAGCTTGCCAAAATGGGCAAGGCACAAATTGGCAATATGCATCGTCACCTGAAAATGAAGTTTGCATTGATGGATCAGGGCGTGCTTTAGGCACCTGGTCTAAATAAACAAGGAGGCATCATTATGACGCAATACAGCACGGCTCCTGAGCGGGCACAACAGCTGGCTGAAGAGGCCATTAAATTACTCAAGCAAGCCAAAGCACTGCAACATCAGGCGCAGGTGGATGCCGCCCGGATGCAGGCTTATCAGAAACACAGCGATGGCCTGGCCTTTCAGTTTCTGGCTGCCTGCGCGGAATACGGCGAGCATAGCCCACAGGCGGGTAAAGCCCGTGAACGCTGGCTGGGGGCACGTAACGCCATCAAGGTCCAGTTTCCAAGAACTTAATTTTATTTAACTTTTTAATTCCAATTTTAAACGGAGAAAACGATGGCATTAGAACACGATATTGCCAGCCTGGTTGAAGCGTCAGAAGCGCTGACCAGTACGGTAGATAACAAAATTCAGAGTATTGATAGCGCCTTGAATGCCGCGATCAGTACTTCAAAAAGCAAAACGGATCAGCATCTGGCAAAGGTGGATACGCAGCTGAGTCAATATATGGAATCTCAGTCGCATTTTCGGGTAACTAAAAACCAGGTGTTGCTCCCCAATGAAGACGGTTCGTTTCCCAAAGACTGGAGTCTTGGCGATTTAGTGCAAGCCAGATTGGTTGAGACCGTGGAATCAGGGGTCGAACCGGGCGACAGAAGCAAACTTGCACAAGAGTTTTTAAGCGCAATTGGCTCAAATACCAAACACTTTGCCAGAAACTTTAATATCTGGGAAATGGAGTATAAACCTCACCGGAGCATTGAAAACGGTCAAAGTGACCCAGTGAAAGCCCCTTCACTGATGATGTACCAGTATGTGCGCCGCCCCACTTACGTGACCTGTGCGGCCATTGTAAAGCACATTCGTGGCGCAGTCCCAATCGGGGTTTGGTGCGGCGGTTTAGAAGCAAATGCACCTGCTAAAGTATGTGGCGGTGGCATAACGCATAACAATCGAAATTTTTACACTATGTGTCACCCATATATCCATGGTACACACCTGGATATGTCCGAAACAACGGTGATCCAGATCGCACTGCCAGCGGTAGTCACCGGGAATGTACCCATTGCCAATGCGTGGGGTCAGTTTCCTTATCTCGGTGATAGCTCAGTGTCTGCTTATGAACATGAACCAAACCCAGTTTAATTTTTAGGAGTTTAACATGGCAAAACTTATCGTGAATAATCAGGTCGTGGAGCGATTCATAGACCCCTTTACACCACCGGCTGTGATTGCGCAGTTTGTTGAAGAAAACTACGGTCAGCATAGCGAGTATAACATTGAGCTAAGCGACTCCGAACAGCAAATGAAGGATCGTCTTCAGATCCGCAGCGAACTTGAAAAGCAAGTGGCCGATACGCAGTCTTTGCTTGGTACAACGTCGGATACAACGCACTTATTACTCAATGAACTCAGTGGCTTTGTCAACAAACTGTCTGAAGCGGACAGCCTGGCTGACGTGAAAGCGTCAGTCACTTCACTGAAAGACACCATTGGTGATATTGAAGCGAAAGTAGCAACGGGTGAGCTGACCTTTCCATATCAGAGCAAAGGGCTGGATACCGTAAAACAGGAGATCATTGACCGCGCCAATGGCGTTAACGACCTGCTGTAATTATTAATCCATGCCCGCTCGCCGCATTCTTGCGCTGCCCTTTGCCTTAATTTCCAAACTTGTATTATCAGGAGCTGCTATGTCTCTGACCAATTTTAGTGCCATAGATATGGCACGTTTACCTGCGCCAAAACTGATAGAGCCGCTGAGCTTTGATGAGATACAAACCGCCATCGTGGCGGATTTTTCACAGCGCTATGACGGGGGAGGGCTGGATTATGCCAGTGACCCCGCCATAAAGCTCATTGAGGCCTTTGCCTACCGGGAAATGCTCTTAAGGCAGCGTATTAATGAGGCAGCCGAAGCCGTGTTGCTGGCCAAAGCCAGCAGCGCTGAGCTGGACTATCTCGGCGCGCGCTTTGGTGTCAGTCGTGCAATGCTGTCGTCAGGCGATACCTCTGCGACATCACCTGGACAACCTCAGTATGAAAGCGATGAGCGCTATCGTGAACGCATTCGTCTGGCGCTGGAAGGATTCAGTACCGCGGGGCCCGCGGGCGCTTACGTGTTTCATGCCTTGAAAGCATCGCCCAAAGTACGGGATGTGTATGTCTGCGCGCCTGAGTTTGAGCGCTCAGCGGTAGCGGACGTCACTGCAACAAGCACATTTGTACTGAACTGTACATCAAGTGCGGGGCTTGTTGATCCCATGCCGGGTGATGTGGCGGTGACTATCCTCAGTGATGAGGGAAGCGGGCTGGCGTCGCCTGCTTTACTGGATACGGTCCAGCGCTATCTCAATCAGGATGAGATCCGCCCGCTGACCGACCGGGTGCGGGTGAAAGCCGCAACTATCAAGCCGTTTACCATAAACGCGCGCTTGTATCTTTATCCGGGGATGGATGGCGACGCCATCAAACAGCAGGCATTAGACATCACCTCAGAGTGGCTATCTGAACACCGCAAACTCGGCCATGACATTTCGCTGTCCGCCCTGTATGCGGTGCTGCACCGAGAAGGGGTTCAACGGGTAGAGTTGCTGGAGCCACAGTGGGATATCACGGTAGGGCCGGATGAAGCCGCGTATTGCTCAGCGATTGAAGTCGACATCGGAGGCGAGCATGTCTGAGTCACTCTTGCCCTGTCAGGCCAGCGGATTTGAGCAAGCACTGGATAAGGCTGGAAGTCGTATTTCACAGCTGCCTGTGCCCATTTCGCAAATTTGGGATCCGTGGCGCTGTCCGGCGCATTTTTTGCCCTGGCTGGCCGACGGGCTCAGCGTAGATAGCTGGGACAGCCTCTGGCCCGAGCATATTCAGCGTCAGGTGATTGCAGACAGTGTGCCGAATCACAGGATCAAAGGCACGGTCGGGGCAATTAAACAGTCTCTTAATAGCCTGAATGCCAGTGTTGAACTACACGAGTGCTGGCAAACCGGCGGTGTGCCGCACAGTGCTGAGCTACTGGCGCTGGCCCATGACAACCTGGACCCGCAGGGCAACACTTTGCTGACGCCAAAACTTCAGGCTCAGCTGTGGCAAAGCGTCGCTGCGACCAAACCCTGTCGTAGTCAGATCCGGTTTAGTGTTGGCGTGACGCAAACTCAGACACTGGGTCTGGCTTCGGGCGCACACTCACTGAGCGCTCAGACGGGGCAGTGGTCTGAACAAAACGATTTTTCTTTTTCACCTTCATCAATACACCTGTCAGGCGCGGCACAGTCCTTGTCTGTGTCGACACGCTGTTTAAGTCAGTCTGCTCAGATGCAACTGAATAGCGCGGTGTGGGTGGCCAATGGGATGGCCACGACCCAGCTGCAACAGGTCATGATGACAACTGTTTAGGCAACCTATGAGTATCTATACACCCATTATTACCCAGGCGGGGATCAACGCTGCCGTGAATGCCCAGACCCATGGTATTCAATTAGAGATCGGGCGCATCGGCGTGGGCGACAAAGGCTATGTGCCCAATCGCACTCAGACGCGCCTGCAAAATGAGCGCAACAATGTGCCAGTCACCGATGGTCGAGTGGTTGGCGACGGTCAGTTTCATCTGTCCGGTGTGTTTACCGACGATAAGGAATATGCCGTTCGTGAAGTGGGCTTTTATCTGAATGACCACTCCGATGATGCACGCAAAACCTTGTTTGCCATCTGGTCTCACCCTGAAAACGTCTTGTTTTATCAAACGCCAGTTGCCCGCGTTGTACAGGGCTTTGACCTGACATTAACGGCGGTGCCCTATGAGCATTTGACCGTGAATACCAGTGGAGATCTGAACTTGTTTCACACCCCCGAATTTGTGGCCATGACAGAAGCACAAACCAGTATGGCGATTGCCCAGTTGCAGTCAAACCACAGACAAATTCAATTTAACGACCGTTTACTCGAACTAGGAGTGTAACTATGAGTAATTCACAAACTATGTCGCTGGATCAGCGTATCGCTGCATTGCAGCAAACCAATGGGGAGCTGGTGGCGTCAAACAACACGCTGACCCAAACCGTCACTGGAAAAATGGGCGCGATTAACGCCACAGTCGCCAGTGCTGAGGCACGCATGGACCAGGCCATCGCTCACCTGGCTGCCAGTCATTCGGATATGCGTATCAATTATTATGATGGGGCTGCACACTCCAAAACATCTCTGGAGATTGAAGCCGATCCACAACAGCCACATATGTCCAAGTGGAAACTTGTACCAGTGACTGGCATAGGCTATCACCAATATCCGGTAGTTGGTGCGCTTACCAAGGCACATCTGAAGCACGGTTATAGTTATGAACCAGGTTATTCAGAAAGTCCAACACAGTATGCTTCTGACTGGAGCCTCACAGTTATGCAATTTGTGCTGACCAATTATTTAGCGTCCAGTGAGCAAATCAATGCAGAATTAGAGCGTCTGGGAACGACTCCTTACACAACTGGTGGATGGAATGATAACGCTAAAATGCTCACTATCCCTTGTTTGAAAATTGCAGATCTGCACCCTTACAAAAGGCTATTTGTACGCTTTGTCAATCGAACCAGTACACGGGCGCCGGGCGATAAGCAGCCCCAGAATATCGTCGAGTTTGGTGGTAACGCCACATTCGCCGTTGACCGCGTTGTTAACTATCCGCATATCACAATATAGGAGTATCGAAATGGATCAAATTCCAACCCCAGAAGCACATCAGGCCATGCTGGCAAGCCTGGAAAAGCAAGTTAAACGTGGTCAAATCACGCAGCAAGTTGGCGACAGTGAGTCACTGCTAGGCACGACTTCAGATACGACTCACCTGTTACTGGTAGAGCTCTCCAAACTGGTGTCTGCAATTGCCAGTGCAAATTCTCTGGATGATATTAAACCCACGGCACAAAACTGTGCCGATCTCATTGGTACAATTGGTGAGCAAGTTGATGCTGGTGCCCTGTATTTCCCTTATCAGCAAAAAGGGACCGAGGTGGTTTTGTCTGAAATTCAAAGCCGCGCTAAAGGAGTGTCTGAGATTTTAGCACCCTAATCACGCCACTCCTGAAGTACTTCAAGGCAGTCTCTGAGGCTGCCTTTATTCACCCCTGAGGCCTTCCATGACCGACCTTTTCGATTTTGCGGCGCTCCCTGCGCCCGATATATTAGAATCTATTGAATTTGAAGAAATTTATCAGGCGCGGGTGGCGCGGTTTAAAGCCCTTGCGCCGCAATATGCAGACGCACTGGCCCTGCAAAGCGACCCGTTATCGGTATGCTTGCAGGTCGAAAGTTACCGTGAATTACTGCTGCGCCAGCGTATTAACGAGGCGGTGCAGTCAAACCTATTGGCCACTGCGCAGGATGCCGACCTGGATCAGCTGGGGTTGTTCTATGGTGTCCTGCGGGCGGCCAACGAAGCTGATAGCGGGTTTCGCCAGCGGATACGGCAAAAGACTCTGGCATCTAGCACCGCAGGCAGTAAAGACCACTATCGCAATGCGGCCCTGAGCGCAGCACCGAGTGCTATCCGCGATGTGGAAGTAGACAGTCCCGAGCCCGGCAAGGTGCGAGTGGCCGTGCTATTTCACACCAACGAAAACCCGATAACGGCGCTAGAACAGGTGCGCAGCCATGTGCTTAGTGATGAAGTTAAAGTACTGACTGATACGGTGGATGTCGAGCTGGCCGAGGCCATTGAGGTGGATGTCCGCGCTGATATTTATCTCAATCCGAATACGCCCGTGCGGGTATTCGAGCAACTGGAGGCCAAGTTGCATGCAGCCTGGCAAACGGAGCTGGCATTGGGCACAGTGATGACGCCCAGCTGGCTCAGTGCCCAGTTGCATATTGCGGGCGTGAAACATGTTGAGATCCATACGCCTGCCTCCTTGGTCGAGGTCGCGGCAAATCAATATGTGCAACTTAGGCAGGTGAATTTATGTCTGAAAACCTGACCCCAAATTCGCCATTAGTGCCGCCCAATCACACCAAATTGCAATGGGCGCTGGATCAGCACGGACAACTCACTCAGACACTGGAAACAGGCATTTCACTGCTGCGAGGGTTTAAGTCTCACCCTAATCCCAACCTGTTGCCATGGCTGGTATGGGAATATGGCCTGGATCCGCTGGAGCCTTATCTGGACAATCTGGATGAGGTGCTGTTACAGGGCCTGAGTTGGCAACGGATCCGGGGCACAAGGGCGAGTCTGGCGATGGCGGTTGGCTGGCTGGGCGTACCCTTATTGCAAATTGAGGAGTCGGACTCACTTCGGCATTTTTACCGCTATCAGTTGCACCTTGATAGTGTCCCGGGAGAGTGGCAGCTTAATCGGCTGGCGCAGCTGAGTGAACTCAGTGCGCCGGCTCGCAGTCAGCTGGTCCGCATTACTTATCAGCTCGACATTCGAGAACTGGCCCTCTCCTCAGGTCAGTTTGGCGACTTGCTCAGCGACCAGTCTGGTTTTCGCTACACCCTGCAAGATGGCCAACAAGTGAGGCTATCCCGCCTACGTGCTCACAGCGAAGGAACAGAGGTATCCGTACAGAGCGAGGGCGGCGTATTGCGCAAACGAGGGCAGTTGTGGGGTCAAGTCCATGATGTCCGACTGGGTTCATTGGTACTCAGTGAACCGCCCGCCAGTCACCTTCTCGCAGGTATCTCACATCAACGTAACATTGCCAGTCACATCCATACCCAACCCGGACTCTGGCAGGGAAGCTGGTCAACGGTGAGCTGGTCACACAACCAGACACCTCAGCTTGTCCAGTGTCATTACTCACTTACTTAACCTCTAAACAAGGAGTTACATTGTCTATTTTCACCTTTAACGGGCGGACTCTGCTTGCGCGCAGTGTGGCCCAAACCCCGCTTTATCTGGCATGGGGACGCGGTGATGGCAACTGGCAGACGCCACCATCCGAGCCCATCAGTGCAACACATCTGGCAGATCCGCTTGGCTATCGCAAAGTCAAAGTTCAAGGTTTTTGCGAACCCGATGAACAAGGCGATATCGAAGTCCAGGGAGGGCGATACCGACGCTCAACCGAGCCGACGCGTCATGTTTATTGTCAGTTTGTTTTTGATTTTGCAGATGCCCAGGGCGAGACCATTCGTGAATTGGGGATCTTTTCAGGCACCACGTTCACAGACGATGTGGCAGCAGGGCAGGTCTATGTATCGCCGGAGCAAGTCGCATCACCGGGAACCTTGTTGCTGCTGGACCATCGTGCACCTTTGGTAAGAGAACCCGGTGTGCGAGAAAGTTTTGAATTTGTGATGAGTTTTTAGGAGAGCCCATGCTACAGGATTATTATCACAATTATGATAAGGCCAATGGCTATGAGCGCTTGTTGTTTCGCTCCGGGCGCGGTTTGCAAAGCCGGGAACTGAATGACCTGCAGTCTCAGGTTCAGAATCAGGTTAAAGACATTGCCGATGTTTTGCTAAAAGACGGCGATCTGGTGTCTGGCGGCGACGTGGTGATCGATACACAATCGGGTGAGACGCAACTGAGCGCCGCTCAGGTCTATCTGGATGGTCATATCAGAAGCCTGCCAGCTGCCACACTTACCATTGCGCTGCAAGGCGGTGTGGATATTGGTGTCTGGCTGACTCACAGTGTCGTGACTGAGGCCGATGACCCAACGCTCAGAGATCCGGCCGTCAATGCCCTCAATTATGATGAACCTGGTGCTGCCCGGTTACAGCAGCATTGCCAGTGGGGCCAGCGAGATGACGCCCTGGCCGAAGAAAATGCCTTTTACCCGGTACACCGCATTGAAGATGGGGTGCTGATCATCAAACAGCCGCCGCCTCAGCTGGATGCCGTGACCCAGGCGCTGGCCCGTTATGACCGTGAAGCCAATGGCGGCAGTTATGTGGTTGAAGGCATGGCGCTGAGCTATCGTGACCGTGAAGCCGATCAGCAGGTATTCAGTCTGCAAGAAGGGAAGGCGCATATTCAGGGCTATGAAGTGGCCTTTGATACCGCACGCAGCGCAGCTTTTGACTGGGACCCGGATATTGGCACTGTCAGGGAAGAGCCTAAAGCCTTTATCAGTGTTCCGACATCGGGTGACGACACACGCAGTATGCGGGTTGACCTGGATTTCTTCCCGGTGAAAACCGTAGAAGAAGTGAATGTCAGCATCGAAAAAAGTGCCACACTGACGCGTGCTCAGCTGGCGGGGGGAGAAGATCTGCTGCCTGATGAATCGGTACTGGAGATCCTGAGTGTTACTCAGGGCGAAACCACCTTTGTGGCTGGGGTCGATTTTCTCTTTTTGCGCAATCACATCAGCTGGCAGCTCAGTGGAGCAGAGCCTGCACCGGGCAGCCAGTTTGAGGTGCGTTACCGCTTTCGTACCCAGGTTGTAGTAGAGCCCGATGAATTTGGTTTTACTCTGCAAAAGCAACAACCACAGGGCGAGCTGGTTGAGAATGCACTGATCACGGTGGACTATCAGTGGTATCGACCGCGTATTGATTTAGTGGTACTGGACCGCTTTGGCCAGCTTAAACGCATTAAAGGCCAACCGGCCCATCAACTGCCCGTAGCACCAAAAGTGCCGGCCAATCATTTGCCCCTGGCACAGGTGAGTCAGAGCTGGTTCGCGGAGCAGGCGCCGGAAATTGAAAACCTGGCGGTCAGAGCGGTATCTATGTCTGAGCTGGAACAAATGCAGTCTCAGATCAGCGATTTGTACCAGTTGCTGGCGATTGAACGGCTGCGTAATGACGCCAACAGTGAAGAGTCTTCCAGCAAGTTTGGTGTGTTTGTTGACCCCTTTATTGACGATGATATGCGCGATGCCGGGATTGAACAAACGGCGGCCATTGTCGATGGTGAGCTTATTCTGCCCTTAAGTGCTGATATTGTTGAACTGCCTTTGCCGACTGGCAATGTGCTGACTTTGCCCTATGAGCTCGAAGACGTGCTGGCGCAAACCAAGCAAACCGGCAGCATGAAGGTCAATCCCTATCAGGCGGTTGAGCCTATCCCTGCCACCGTGCGTTTGTCACCCAGTGTCGATCACTGGACTCAGACAAGCCGCAGCTGGACCAGCCCAATCACACGGCGCTTTGATATTGGCCGGGGTCTGCGCAGGTTAACCCGCACACGCACCAGCACTCAGGTATTGCGCCGAACCACGCGTCAGGCTCAGTTTATGCGTTCACGTTGGGTGAATTTTACCATCTCCGGATTTGGCCCACAGGAAACCCTGGACAGGGTGACCTTTGATGGGATCCGTGTTCAGGCTCAGGAGGCATAATGATCAAGGCAGATAATAATGGCCAGGTACGTGGCCGATTTTTGATCCCCGGCAATGTGCCGGTGGGCAGTAAAGATGTGCGCTTTAGTGGCGCTATGGGATCGGTGGGGCAGGCCCGTTATACCGGTAATGCGACCATCCGCAGTGAAACGGTCAGACGCATCAACTCCATCGTGACAGTGCGCTACGATCCGCTGGCACAAACTTTTACTTTGCCAGAGCGTCGCTTTATTGCCGCTGTGGAGCTGTGGTTTAAAAAGACCGGGCCCGAGGCGGTACGAGTGCAGATCCGCGAAACTGAGCTGGGGATCCCAAACCAGACCGTACTGGCGGAGGCGACCTTGCAGCAAAGCGACATCAAACTCGGTGGCGAGTCGACCTTGTTCGAGTTTACGCCGGTATCGCTTAATGCTGGCGAAGAGTACGCGCTGGTGGTCCTCACCGATGGTGCTGAACATGAAGTGGCGATTGCCGAGCTGGGTAAATTTGACAGCCAAAGCGGTTGGGTAACCAGCCAGCCCTATCAGGTGGGTGTATTGCTTTCTTCAAGTAATGCGTCCACCTGGACACCGCATCAGAATCGTGATTTGGCGTTTCGCCTTAAAGCCGCGCGTTTTACGCAAACCGAGAGCCAGGTTGCACTGGGCGAGATAGCACTGGATGGCCACACAGACTTGCTGGCACTGGCCGTTGCAGAGCGCCCGGGCAGCGATACTCAGCTGCAACTTGAGTTTTCAGGTGAAAGCACAGGCACATTCAGCTTGCAGGAGTTGCAGTCTGTGCGGCTTGCCAATAAGGCTGTGGAAGCGCTTAGTGTCAGCGCCAGACTGACAGGTACGGCAACTCAGTCTCCGGTGTTGTTTGAAAGTGTGCAGGCGGCGCTGGGCAAGGTCGCTGAGCAGGCCGACTACGTAACCCGGGCTATTCCCTGTGAACTGGACGGCAGCCTGAAAGTGAGTTTTGAAGCCCAGTTGCCCGGTGTGGTCAAGGTCACTGTCTTGATTGAGCAGGGCGATGCCTGGCTTGAGGTGCCACTGAAATCGACACAGGCGGCGGATGAAGGCTGGCAGCTGTGTCACTATCAGCTGGATAACCTCACCGAGCGCAGCGCTCGGGTCAAATTATTGCTGTCTGGCAGCCATACCGAGCGCCCCAGAGTGCGCGCTTTACGGGCATTTTCAATCTAAGGAGGCGGTATGCATAATCCACAAACCCCGCACTTTTCGCTGCCGCTGCCGCACCCGGACAACCTGCTGCAACAGGATGTCTCGCGACTCGCCAATGCCCTGACGGCAGTAGACACGCAGTTATTTCAGCAACAACAGATTCAACAGCAACAGTATCTTGCGGTGCAGGAAAAGCTGCGCCGCAGCCGCTTGAACCAGCTGCTGGGTGAGCCCCTGCTTGCGCTCTAGTGCAGGCCCCTTCATTTACTTTCTACATTATTCAACGAGGAATTTATGGCAAGTATACAAACTGCCGTGCAGGTCATGGTCGACAAACTGGTCGCTGATATGCAAGGCGAACAACCACTTAGCGCCGAAGAGCAGGCGCTGGTCAGTAATGCAATCACGAAACTGGCCGACAACGAAAAATTGGAACAGGCTGTTGTGGCCGTCGCTGAATCACATATAGATGAGGCCACCACGGCGCTGCAACAGGCCGCTCAGGTCGGCCAAACCAGCTTGCAGCAGGCTGCTCAAACGCTTAATGACAACGGCACTACGCTTGAAGGTAAAGCGGCCAAGCTGGACAGATTGGATACTATGGCACCAAGCCTGGCTCGGGTTGAGGCGTTGCAGGGGCGGGCTTTTACCAATCAGATACGGCCTGTATTTGGAGTCAACTCAATAGAAACACATAGTACTTCAGCTAACTTAGCGCGCTCAACTTCTGTGTTTGCGGTCTATGATCACAGTGGTGAAACTTATTTGGTCAGGCCAAGCTACACAAATGGTAATAGCCAAGAGCAAAGCCGACTGGAGTATTTAAAATTGCTTGCAGATGGCAGTGGTAAAAGTACTACGCATAGTAGTTTTGTGTACTCAAACGCGTTTGCACAAAACCCGACGAGCACGACTTACTTGTACGGTGTGAGTGCCTATTTGCCACTCGGCAGTAAAGACAATCCGGCGGATATTGAGTACGACATTGTGTATAGCACGCAGGACTCCCAGTCTACAAATGTGGCGAACTATGGTGGAGTTTATGTGCGTTCTCAGGGCTTTACGTCAATGAGTAAGCCAAAACAAAACCTGAATGCAAGGGATCAGTATGGAGTGCCTTCAATCACTAGCCATAGCTACTTTGATGTAGCGGTATTATATGATAACCAGAAGCATTGCCTGGTAATGGTTGACGAGAGCACGTCGTTACTGATTGAGAAGTATCGAGATGGCAATGTGATCACTACAACGGCGATCGCAAATGAGGCTGAGTTACAGGCTTATGTAGATGCTGGCGATTTCACAACCGTACAGTTCATTTATCATTACTTAAGGCATCCCCATGGCATCAGACGTTTGACCGGCCAGGAAGCTCAGATGAGTAGTGCTGCAGTGAGCTACTATGGCTATTTTGGTATTTTTAACGACACGGTGAAAATGGGGGGTAATAAGTACAGTGCGCATTACCGCTTTACTGAGGATTTAAAATTGGAGCCTGTTAATTTTATCTACGCAAATAATACTCAGGCTGCCACAACCGCTAACACGACAAGTGGTACCGGTGAAGTTATGGTTGCACTTGAGAGTATGTCGGGTGAATTATTGGGAATGTATTCATACCGTTCAAACCCGGAATCAGCCGGTTACGATGCGGGTATCATGTCGACGGCGATTGGGTGCATGAACCCATACAGTCATACTGGTCTAATAAATGAGCACTATACCTACAATTACTATGGCCTTGGCCGCACCTGTCGCGCATTTTAAGGAGAGATCATGAGCTGTGAATATTTTGCCGATAAAGGCATGAAAATTGAAGGAAATTACTGGCTGGTGCACCCGCAAACGGGTGAAGCCTGGGATGAGGAGTCTGTCGCTGCCTTTATTGCGGGCTATCAGCCGCCATACCTTAGTGAAGAGGCTATAGCTGCACGTAAGGTTGAATTAGTCGATGAGATTAAACGTACTGTGTATGAATGTTTGGAAGCGCAGCAGTGGCGCGTAACCAAGGCGCAGGAACGCGTGCAACTGGCACAACTGGGGGGCAGCGAGGGCGAGCAAGCCGCAGCTGTGGCTGCATTGCAGGGCGAACTGGCAAAACGTGAAGCGTTGCGTCAAAAAAGTGATGAGGCGGAACTAGAGGTTGCGGAGCTGACGTCTATTGAGGCAATTGATGCGTTCTCATTTACGACTGAGCTTTAGATCTGCTCAGCTGACGTATTAAAAACGTAAAAGTATCTAACCCGGTCAGAATTGACCGGTTTTCTGCCCATAAAATCAGTAAGATACACCTAAGCTTGAGAAAGTTAAGTCAAGCAACCAGGTAAACGGTTACTTCATAAGTAAAGCATCCGCAAGTTAAAAACCACCGGCTCGTATTTCGACTGGTGGTTTTTTTATGCCTGGTTAACGGTGGATGACTCTGTGGCATTTAAACCGGTCAGAATTGACCGTTTTTAATCCCAGAAAATCAGTAAGATACACCTAAGCTTGAGAAAGCTAACAGAGATTAAAAACAGACTTCCCGTGATAAACCCGATGCGGTACTACACTGATGCAGGACCAAATCGGGTTTTTTTATACCCCTATTGTAAAGACCGAGGATGAGATGAGCCAATTTGCAACACCAGACCTGTCTCGGGTGCCTTTACCGGACCTGCTACAGAATGTGGATTTCGAGCAGCAGTTTAGTGAAATCAAACAGCGTTTCTTGGCGTCACATCCTCAGTATGCCGATGCCCTTAAACTGGAAAGTGATCCGCTGACGGCCTTGTTGCAAACGCTGGCCTATCAGCAGGTGTTACACACTCAGCAGGCAAATGATGCGGTCAAAGGCGTGATGCTGGCAACAGCCAGTGGCGCAGACCTGGATGCCATCGCATCGCGCTATAACCTGCTGCGCGACGAAGGTGAAAGCGATACCCGGTTTCGCCAGCGTATTCAGCTGGCCTTCGACGGGTTAAATACTGCGGGCAGCGCATCGGCCTATACCTTTCATACTTTGTCGCTCGACCCGGCCATTCGGGATGTGACGGTGCACAGTCCGGCGCCGTGTGAGATCACCCTGACCATTTTAAGCAACGAAGGGGACGGTACGCCCACGCAGGCGTTGCTCGACAAGGTGGGTAAACATTTTGCTGCCCAGGGATGGGAGCACCAGGGGGCTTCGCAAGTGAGACCACTCGGAGACAGAGTAACTATCCATGGCGCACAAATTGTGCCCTTTACGGTTAACGCTCAGCTGATTGTGTTACCCGGACCGTCTGCCGAAGCTATCCGGCTGTCGGCCGAGGACGCATTGCAAGCCTACCTGACAAGTCGCCGGGCACTGGGCAAAAAAGTGACCCGTGCTGGTTTGTTTGCGGCGCTGCATCGTGAAGGGGTAGACGAAGTGAATTTGCTGTCTCCCGCTAACAATGTGTCCGTGACACAGGCTCAGTCGGCCTGGTGCGAGCATATGCAAGTGTCTGTGGTGGTCAAAGATGAATGAATTATTGCCAACCAATGCATCGGCGCTGAGCCGGGTGGTTGCCGATGAGATGATAAAGCCTGGCAAGGTACGGGCATTGTTACTTGATACACTGGATATCAGCAACAGGAGCCAAGCAGAACGCCGGCGCCTTGCGACCCAGTGGCAGTTAAATTCCACGACCGATAGCGCATTTTTTAGTACGGACATCAATCAGTTACTGACCTTACTATGGGATCAGGCGATTTGCCCAGCGGCTAAGCTTGCTGAGCTTGCCCGGGCGCTCAATATCCCCAATTGGCATGACGGCCTGGATGAACAAGCACAGCGCCGGGCTGTGCAGGATGCCTGTATTTTACAGGATATCCGCCTGCTGCTTCGCGCGCTGTGGGATCCCATGTTGTGCCCTGCGCCTTTGTTGCCCTGGCTGGCCTGGGCGATGTCGGTGGATGAATGGGATGAAGCTTGGTCAGAAACACTCAAACGCCAGGTTATCTGTGATGCCTTTGCGGTGCACCAATACAAGGGCACCCCTTACGCGCTGCAAAAAGCGCTCGACAGTTTAAACATTGCTACTGAGATCAAGGAATGGTGGCAGTCCGAAGGAGCGGACACCCCCTCAGATGAGGTCATGCCGCCCGGTACCATTAAAGTCTGGGCACTGGTGAATCAGAATTTGGACGACCAACAGCAAGGACTGCTGACTCCCCTGATGCTGAAAAAAATCCGCCGGGTGATCAATGCCGTTAAGCGCGGCGCTATTCACGTGGATTTACAGCTGGGTATAGCACTGAGTGAATCCGTGGCCCCTTTTGGATCTGCACAATCGCCGCTCAATCTTATCGACCATCAAGCGGCGGGGTTGGGGGTTACGCCAGACTCAGCACAGGGAGCTGTGGCAACGGCCGCAGCGGGACACTTACTCAATTGTCAGCGTTGGCGCATAGAAGGTGAGGGGATCACTCCGGATCCGAGCGACGGGGTAATGGCAGCGCATGCACAGCTGCAGTCCTTAAATACCGCCAGCCTTAAGGCCGAAAGCTCGGGTGTGACGCCCGACTCTATGGCTGGCGCACTGGCGCTATCTTCAGGGTTAGATGCGCTGAATATTCAATCTTTTCATTTCCAAGGAGTGACGTAATGTCAGCATTAACCTTGCAATTTACTCAGGTGGGGCTGGATGCGCTGTTGTCGGCGCGCGCCAGAGGCTTTAAAGGGCAAATAAGCCACATGGCCTTTGGCGATGCAAGCTACACCCCGTCAAAAAATCAAACCACGCTGCGCTCTCAAAAAGAGCTGGTGGAAATTGCCGATTCGGATTACACCGACGGCGAAAGCAGCAGCCTGAAAGTGGCCGCCAAATTCGAAGCGCCGCTGGAATATGCCATTGGTGAAATTGGCGTATTTCTGGATTCCGGCGAAAAGCTCTCCAACGGTCAGCCCAAGCTGATTTTACTGGGCGTGTATTCTAAACCTAACACCACGCTTGGGTATCGTACGCCGGACGTCAAAGTGTTGCAATGGCTCACCCTAAGCCTGACCCAGCTGCCTTCCGACAGTGTTGAGGTCAAACTTGGTGTCGATAACCTTAACCTGATCCTCGACAACGAACTGGCCGAGCTGACCCTGGTGCAGCTAGATACCATGCACCGTCAGATCAAACAAGAATGGCGCTTAGTGGCGCTGGAACAGGCGTAACACAGGACTTTTTAAGGATTTAATATGTCAACAGACAATACCACGGAATTACTCACCCAGGTGGCCGTACGTGCTAATGCCCTGTGCCAGAGCGTGGAAGATCATGCCGGTAATATCAATGCCACGGTAAATGCCAAAAAAGCAGAGATGGACGCCGCAAAACAACAGGCGCAGCAGGATATTCAAAACTACATAGCCGGTGCACGCGCTGAGCTGTCTCATACTTTGCTAAGCCGCAACCAGCAAATGGAACCGCTGGGTAGTGGTGCAATAAAAGGGTTTAATACCATAGGCTTAACCTCTTTTGAAGTGACCAAAGAGGCTACTATCTATGCAAATCCTGGTACTAATGATACTGAGCATACTGACGCGGGGGTGGCACAAAACTTCCGAAGCAACGTTTACAATGGTTATGTGAATGGCCGATTTCATATTTTAAGGATCAAGTGGACCCGAGATCCTGAAAAGTCGGCGCGGCTCGATGATAACTTTTCCAATGGATATCACCAAGGAGCATTGACCACAGGGTGTTATATGAAGGTCATTTCTGGCAGTGTGGGTGGCGAAATGCAGCCTGTCACTCAATTTGGAGATGGCTGGCAATTATTGGCATGTCGTCAAAAAGCCAATCATCAGGGAGGTGCCTTTAGAGCGCCCCATGCAAAATTATTGCTAAGCTCACTCACGGGGGAAGCACTGATCTGCTTATTTGGTACTGTATCAGGTTACGCAAACCTGGAAGCCAACGCCTGGGGTCGATTTGCCGAGTTTGCGAGACCCAGCGATATCGCAAATCTGACCTCACGAGTGAGTAACCTGGAAACTCCGAATCTCGAAACCCCCACAGCCTAATACGTAAGCAAGGATCAACACATGCAATTAATCTACAACGATACTGTACTGGCGACTTTGGGTGAGCTGATGAGTGAGGCCCAGATCCGCCATTTTCTGTTAATGAATGAGATAGATGTGCCGTTTGAAGCGCTGACTTTTCGTTTTGAGCACGAAGAGGCGCTGGAATATCGCCGGCTTTCTTACCTGCGTGAATCGGACCCACTCTACATGGAATGGCAGTTTGATCAGACAGAAGCAGCAAAACAGGCCTGGCTGGACAAAGTGGCCGAAATTAAAGCGCGCTTTCCTTTACCTCAGACACCTGTCTCTGAGGATTAAGCCTGAACGCAGGCACAAATGATACGTGCCTTGTTCTTTTTTCTCTGACCCGGTCAGGATTGACCGGTTTTACCTAAGGGAAATCAGTAAGATATACCTAAGCTTGAGAAAGTTAACTCAAGACTTCGGATTCTTCCCAGGCGTCATGCACGCCTTTTTATTACCTGAATTATACAGCGGCACAGGGTTGCCGATTCTAAGCCTGCCACACCCCGGTAAGGCTCACAGGAGACACTATGTCAACGGACAATAAAACCACGACCGAGCGGCTTAGCGATGTGGCCGTGCGGGCCAACGCACTGTGCCAGACGGTGGCCGACCAGGCCAGTGCGATGCAAAATCAAGTGAACAACGCCATAACCTCTACCCAATCTCAGATAGATACCTTTATGTCTGGGACGTTTCGTAACGAAATCCCTTTTCTGCGCCTGACCAAAAATCAGCAGTTAAAAATTAATGGCAAGCTGGAAATCGGGCAAAAAGGGACACCCGATGGTTTTGGCATTAACCATCCTCATGGAACTTATTTTGAGGTTGAGATTGTAGATGTTAGCAGAACGGCCAAAACGACTAGCGAACGCTCAGCTGAACAAATCGCTTTTTGGGAAAACCTGATTGGTGGAGTGCCACAATACCATAAACCTGAGTTTGCGATAGTCAGAATTACGGCGCTGGATGTACCAGCAGAAGGTGTTTCACGATTTTCGATATACCAAGGTGGAACGCCATACAATACCTCGATTACGTTTGGCGCATGTATCAAAGTGGAATCTGGCCGGGTAGGCTTTGGTCTGGGAAATTTTTCTAATTTGGTCCCCGCAGATGGTAAGTGGCATACCAAAGTGGAACACGTGAATGCACCTGAAAAAGGTGGATTAAATTATACCCATGGCCCGCATATCTACCTGGATAGAGGCAGTAGCTGCTTAGTTGCACTGCCTGCCACTGTGCTGGGCAAAGTACCTCAGGAGCGCTGGGGTTATTTCGAAAAGCCAGTGCTGGAGAGTGAGCTATGAGTATTGAACAAATTACCCAAGCAAAGGATGAGCTAGGTGGTGGCCGAGCACGTTTCGACATTGATGCTGATTTACGTGTTTATCTGGCCAAGACCGATTGGTACGTGATCCGTGAACTGGAAACCGGAACTCCCGTGCCCGAGGAAATTAAAACCAACCGGGCCCGGGTGAGAGCCATGATAGAAACACCTTTGCCTCTTCCTTTTTAGGGGAAGCCCTTAGGGCACGTCGCCCGCCCTGACTCATTGATTGTCTTCGAGTCTTTTTAATCTAAGAGCAAGTCTATGCAACGAACGACCTTAATCACCCAGGTGCTTGAGCGCCTGACGACGTCCCTGGCACAGGTGGCTCAGGTGGATTATCTAATCCCGAGCCAGGCTGCCCCGGACCTGACCCAGCAAGCGCAACTGACAATAACGCCGACACAGGAGCGTCAGGCCAGCGAGCTGCAAAGTAAAGGCACCGATAAAGGTGTCAGCTATGGACCGGCGTACAACAAAAACCTCAGCCCAAACCCGCTTGACAGGCGGGTGCTGAGTGTGCAGCTCGATATTGCGTTGATGGATGGCGATAAAGCCAGACTGCTGGAAAGGCTGGATGAGGTACTCAGCATAGGCGAAGCCGCGATGATGGCGGACGACGTGCCCACCCACTGGCAACACTTTATTGCCGAGCAAACGACCTTTGCGTTTAGCCAGCACAGTGAAGGGATTAAAGCACAGTTACAGCTGAGCTGGTCATTTTACTATCAGCTTGAACAGAGCGAGTCACCTGGTACGCCCATCACGGATGTTTACCTGGGGCAGCAGGGCTATGAGCACAAGTTAATCTACAGCACCCAGACGGGCGCCGGGGAGGTACTATGAATCTGGATCCCGCTCAATCTGAGTTAGCGCTATCTGACTTACAGCATCGTCTAAGCAAGCTGATCACGCTGGGTACGGTGCACGAGGTGGACTATGAAACGGCTCGTGTGAAAGTCAAAATCGGTGACTGGATCACAGCTAAGCTGCCCTGGCTGACCGATATGGCGGCGCATAATATGACCTGGCGTGCACCGGAAATTGGTGAGCAGGTGATTGTCCTTGCGCCTTGTGGCGACACCGCTCAGGGCGTGATCTTGGGCAGTGTGTATAGTGCGGCAGCTGATCACCATAAACCCGACCATGTACTAGGTGCGGGTGAAGGGGAAAGTTACGCTGTGGCAAGCAGTCGTGAACATGTGCACCGTACCCGCTATCAGGATGGCGCGCTGGTGGAGTATGACAACCAAAATCATGCTTATCATATTTATGTGCCGGACACGGACGGTGGGGAAACGGCAAGAGTACATATTCATTGTGCCAGAAATATTTCGCTCAAAGCAGATAAACAGCTGGATATCACTGCAGTTCAAAGCAATGTGAATATTAAAGCTGAACAGGGAAACCTCAACGTTGAGGCGACCAAGGGGGCGCTGACGGTAAAGGCGAGTGAAGGAGCGTTGACACTAGAAGGTAAGACTGTCTCGGTTAAATCCACTGGTGGAAATTTGGATGTTGATGCTGGTGGCAGCACTTTGCTGCTCAAAGGCAACAAAATCGAAGCGAGTTAGTAAGGAGAGTTTGACATGGCAGATGTCAGTATCTTAGGCGATAAAGCCGATGGAAAGCCGCACAATAAGCTTTTTGACCCGGGAGTGGTGTTCATTGAAAAACCTGAATCGCGCAAGTTTACCGTCAACGGAAAGCCTGTGACTCTGGTGGGAGACAAAATTACAGAGCACCTTAGTAAGGATAAAAAAGTACCTCATAAGGAAGTGGTTGTGGCGACTGGTAGCGCTTTATTTACGCTCGGTGGTGTGGCTATCGCCAGGGTAGGAGACAGCACGTCCTGTGATGCCCTGCTGATTGGTGGAGATGCAAAACTGGACATTAAAACATAAGGAGGTGAAACATGATTGGCATGAATGCCCGGACAGGTAAGCCACTGGGCGGCGTTGAACACCTGAAACAAAGTATTCGCGATATTGTGACGACCCCTAAGGGAAGTCGGGTAATGCGTCGCGATTATGGCTGCGGTTTGTTTGAACTTATTGACCGGCCGTTTTCACACTCTCTGGTTGGTGATATTACCATTGCCATTTCCAATGCGCTTGAGCAATGGGAGCCGAGATTCGCACTTGAAGGGGTGGCGGTGCACCCGGCCGGAGACGGCAAATTATCAATCGCCATTGAAGGTCTATATCTTATCAATGGCGAACCGGTAACCATCGAAGGGATCCAAATCTAACTTGTGATTTTTTAATTTTCTCAATTTATTTTTCAACTTAAGCCACAGCACCTGGGCTGCGTTTGTCGCAGCTCGGCTGTGGCTTTTTTATTAGCTAATTGACATACCTTTAAAGGAGATATCTATGTCTAAATTTCTACACGGTGTAGAAGTCATCGAGGCGCAAACTGGCACGCGCCCTATTAAAACGGTTAAAAGTGCGGTTATTGGTCTGATTGGTACGGCCCCTTTTGCTGACGAAAAGGCGTTTCCGCTTAATACACCTGTGTTAGTGGCAGGCAAGCGTACGGATGCGGTTAAACTGGTTGACACAACCAATGCGGATTATCAGGCAAAACTGGCGTCAGCAAAAACGGTTGCAGGCGATGCGGCGAAAGCAGAAACCAGTGCGCAATATCTGGCGGCTGTGGAAGCGTTTAAAGCGGCTAACGATAAAGCGGCAGACTACGAGCTCACTGCTGAAGAAAAAGCGACTATTCAGGCTGATGTAGAAGCCAAAGCCAAAGCAGCGGTCACGGATATTTCTGATTCGCTAAAGGGCACTTTGGTACGTGCCATTGATGGCATCTTCGACCAGGCAGGCGCAGCGGTTGTTGTTGTACGTGTTGCCGACCATGCCGACGAAGCTGAAGTGATTAAAAATATGCAGGCAGGTACCACAGCAAAAGGCGGCTACAAAGGCGTATCGGCGTTTTTGGCAGCGGAATCTGAGCTGGGCATGACGCCACGTATTCTTATTGCACCTGAATACACCCATCAGTTTGACAAAACTACAGGTGAAATGAATGCCGTTGTGTCTGACCTGATTGGTGTTGCTGAACGACTGCGTGCAGTGATCATCGCCGACGGTCCAAATGAGAAAGAAAGCTCTGCGGATGCCACAGCGATTAAGTACCGTCAGACTATTGGCTCACGCCGTGTGTATGTGGTTGACCCACATGTACGTGTATTCCGCGATGGCGAATCAGTTGATGAACCAGCCAGTGCCCGTGTTGCCGGTATGATTGCCAAATCGGACAACGACCGTGGCTTCTGGTGGAGCCCAAGTAATACCACGATGAATGGTATTGTTGGTACTGCGCGTCCGGTGGACTTCCAGTTAGGTGATGCAAACGCACGTGCTAACCACCTGAATGAAAACGAAGTCGCGACCATTATCCGCCAAAATGGCTTTAAGCTTTGGGGTAATCGTACGTGTTCTGGCGACCCGAAATGGGCCTTCCTGTCCGTGGTTCGTACCGCAGACATGATCAATGACTCACTACTGCGTGCCCATATGTGGGCGGTTGACCGTAACATCACCAAAACTTATATCGAAGACGTGAAACAGAGCGTGCAGTCTTATCTGGACAGCCTTAAAGCACAGGGTGCAATCCTGGGCGGCGAAATCTGGGCAGATGAAGAGCTGAATACGCCGGAAAACATCCAGGCTGGCAAGGTATACTTCAGCTTTGACTTTACGCCGCCAACACCGGCTGAGCACATCACCTTCAAGAGCATTCTGACAAATAACTACCTAGAGGAAATCGTATAATGGCAATGTCTCCTAAAATCCTTAAAAAATTCAAACTGTTCGTAGACGGCAAAGGCTACCTGGGCATTGCGGACGAAATCCAGCTGCCAAAAGTCACAGTAAAAACCCGTGAAGTAACATCGGGCTTTCAGGCACCGATTGAGCTGGACGTGGGTCAGCTTGAGAAACTCGAAGGCAGTATCACTTTGCTTGAATACAACGCCGACATGCTCAAGCTGCTGGGTGACTGGAGTGGGGCAACCACGCCACTAACCGCGCGTGGTGCGATTCAGGCGCAGGGTCAGCCACCACAGCCTGTGGTTGTGACCCTGGAAGGTTACTTCAAAGAAGTCGATATGGGTAACTGGAAAGACGGCGAAGAAGCCAAGCTGACGATGCAGTACACAGTGCAGAAGTACAAGCTCGAGATCAACAACGAAGTGATCTACGAAATTGACCTGTACAACGATGTGCGCAAGATCAATGGCACAGACCAAATGGCGCTGCTACGCGCTGCGATTGGCGCTTAATTCGCGCGCTTGCCTTGATTTGGTGGGCACGTCTTACTGGTTTAACCCCTAAGGCGTGCCCACCTACGCACTGAGAAAATAATAATAGGAGCAAAAGCATGAAAGAAGTCATTACCCTGGCATTTCCAGTGACGGTCGACGGGCATGAGTATGCCGAATTAACAATGAGACGACCAAAAGTACGAGACCGGTTAATGGTGGACAAGGCTGATATCAGCGAGTCGGAAAGTGAAATTCGCTACTTCTCTAATTTGTGTGAAGTCTCGCCGGATATCATCGAAGAGCTTGACTGGAGCGACTTTGTGAAGCTCAGAGAAACCTTACAGGCTTTTCTCGTATCCCGCCCAGGCGCTTAAGAGCCATGGTCGTGGCCCTAGCCAAATACACTGGCTGGGGCCTGGCCGAACTCAATGCATTGACCGAGGATGAATTAATCGACTGGTTCAATGCCGCGGTTGACTACAAAGAGGCAACCTCAGCGTCCTGATCTGGTGCGGGTCATATCTCTGCAAACATGCGTTTTTGCGCATGTTTGTAGTTTCAATTGCGGGCATTGCTCAGTGGCTTATTGCAGGCTGCTTAGCAATGCCAATCACACACTACATCGTCCTTCACTCTCTGGTATCACTTCTTAACGCTTTTCAGGTAAATCTATGAAACAAGGAACTGTCGAACATCTTCGTGCTCCTGGCGGAGCCAAAAATAAAGTTAAACATCGCCTGGCGCAGAGCAACGGCGTGGACCAGCGGCTGGCAAAACTTGGCCGGGCACTGCAGGCTTTGCAGCTGCAAAGTGAGGCAAGTGCCATGTCCATCGGGCAATTGCTCGCACAACTGCAGGCGCTGTCGTTATTAGCGCCTCAAAGTGGCGATTTGCAAAAACGTCTGCAATCTGTACTGGCACAACCGGGACCATCGGCGCAGCCTGCTTCAGGCCAAGGCGCTGTCAGTCTGAGCGTCGATAATCCGGCTTCTTCTGAGGTGTCAGACGCTTTGCTGGCGTCTTTGGATAACCTGGGCGGTGTGATTGCGCGCCTCGCAGCTCAAAATGAACAAGCACTTCAGCCTGGCGGAGTTAGCCAGATAGCAACCACAACGGCGCCAGGTTTTGCGCCGGTAAATGCGCCCGGGCAACGACCGGAGGCGCTTGAACTCAATACGTCCGCAGGCAGTGATGTATTGGCGACAGCGACTGCTGAGAGCTCAGTGGATGTATCCGCTGTGACTGCGTTGTCTCAGTCTGTGAATGCTGATCTGGACAGTTTGACTACTTTGGTGCCTGAAGTGGCACGTGCACTGGATCTGGGCCAGAGCGTCGCGGCGTTTCAATCCGCAGTACCGGTATTACAAAATCAGGACCTCAAGGCGTTGCTCGAAGGTGACCTGAGTGGACTCAAAGCGGCTTTACCTGCGTTGATTGACGCCGTCGATTTGCCTCAGCTACAGCAGGCATTGGCTTCAGAACTCCCCGCACTGGCACAATTGGATTTGTCTGGTGCATTGCGTGGTAATGTACAGGCTTTGGCATCAGAGCTGCCAAAAATGCTTAGTGCGCTGCAACTGGATGGCGTCTCGGACAGCGTAGCACAAGCCTTACCCGCCCTTGCACAACTGGACATGCCGGCGATTGCCAGCGGAGAGTTGGATTCACTGGTTCAGGCTGCACCGCAGCTATTTCAGGCCTTGAACATGCCAGGTGCATCACAGGCGATGGAAAAAGCCCTGCCGGTGCTCAGTAAAGTCAATGCGCCTGCGATCATTGAAGGCGACCTTAGCAGTTTACTGGACGCTGCGCCCGAGGTTTTGCGTGCATTTGAGCTGGAAGGGGCTGCAGACAAATTGCAGGCCGCCATACCCAGCTTGACCCAGCTTGATCTCAAAGGCATAGCACAGGGCGATGTGTCCACTCTGATGGCGGTCGCCCCTCAGTTGCTCAGTGCATTGGAGCTGGGAGATGCGGGCACGGCTATGGCTGCCGCGCTTCCCGCATTACAAAAATTTGATGTAGACGGATTGCTCGGGGGTGATCTGACTTCTCTGGCTGAAGCCGGTCCGGATCTGCTCAATGCACTGGGCATGGAAGAGGCGGCAGCCCTGCTACAACAACACGCTGGCATTGTGCAAAAGCTCGACATCCAGGGCGTGATGAGTGGCGATCTGGCTTCGCTGGGAGAGGTTGCCCCTGCGGTATTTGATGCACTGGACATGCCCGGCGCATCGGCAGCAATGCAAAAGGCCATGCCGGTGCTGAGTAAGCTCAATGCCCCGGCGATTATGGAGGGCGATCTCAGCAGCTTACTGGATGCTGCGCCCGAAGTATTGCGCGCGTTTGAGCTGGATGACGCCGCGGATAAGTTGCAAACCGCCATTCCCGGGCTGGCCAAGCTTGATCTGAAAAGCATAGTGCAGGGAGATGTCTCCAGCCTGATGAATGCGGCCCCGGACTTGCTAAAAGCATTGGACCTGGGAGACGCAGGTGCCTTACTTGAGTCGGCTTTACCAGCGCTACAGAAATTCGATGTGGACGGGCTTTTGAGCGGCGATCTGTCTTCTTTGACAGAAGCCGGCCCTGAGCTGCTGAGTGCCTTTGGGATGGATGATGCGGCCTCGTTGCTGCAACAACATGCCGGGGTGTTCCAGAAGCTTGATGTAAAAGGCGTACTGGATGGCGACTTGTCGTCGCTGGTGTCTGCTGCACCGGATCTGCTCAATGCGTTTGGCATGGACGGCGCGGCCTCATTGTTGGCGCAACATGAAGGGGCGCTTAGCAAGCTGGACTTTAAAGGACTGATGAACGGCGACTTGTCGTCGCTGGGCGACGCTGCATCTGAGTTCTTGACCGGTTCAGGGCTATTTGGCGATTCTGAAGGGGGCGGCGAAGCCTCTAGTGTCTTTGATGACCTTGACGGTCACTTGGAAGACGAGCCTGAAGAAAAGAAAAAGCCAGGCAAGCGCAAAAACAAAGGCAAATCTAAGGGTAAGTCAGGCTCTAAACGTGGCCGTAACAAAGGAAAACGCCAGGGCCAGGCAGGCTCTGAGCCTGAGCAAAACAGCAACAGAAAGCATAAACATAAGCCTGTAACTCAGGGCAATGCTATTCGCATGCTCGACAGTGGCAGACAGCTGCCGAATGCGACATCAAAGTCGATTGCGGTGCAGGCTGCGGCAAATGATGCGAAAGCTGGCAAGCTGGGGGAATTTGCAGGGAAAAAAGGCGGGTTATTTGTTCGTCTGCCCGGAGCTAAAATGCTCGGTAAGCTGGCTGCCCCTTTGAGTGCCGTGATGGGCGCGGTGGATGTGGCGACGACTTTGTCAGATGACACTCTGAGTGCTGAGCAGAAAACTCAGCAGGTTGGCAGCGCCGTCGGCGGTGCGGGCGGTGCCTGGGCTGGTGCGGCAGCAGGTGCAGCCATTGGCTCGGTGATCCCAGGTATTGGCACTGCCATTGGTGGCCTGGTCGGAGGCGCGCTGGGCGCGATGGGCGGTGAGTCTGTTGGCGGCTGGCTGGGTGAAAAGCTCGGTGGCTGGTTTGCTGATGATGAACCTGCCCAATCTCAGACGACACCAGATACCGGAGGTAATGCCGGGAAAACTCTCGTTCAGACAAATGAGGTCGGTGCACCTGTTACGGCCTCACAAAGTGGCGATGGTAATCATGTGTTGGGTCTGGCCGAAGGGTTTATCAAAAATCAGTTTATCAATCCGTTTAATCTGGCCGCAGGCACCGCATCCGCGTTGGCTGAAGTCACCGGAAATGACAAGAGTCGCGCACACAAAGTGGCCAAAGTTGGCAACTTTGTTGGCGATGCGCTGAACTATCACACCGTATGGCAGGCCGCCAACGATGAGTCTTTGAGTGGCTCGCAAAAAGCCGGAGTGATTGGCGGCACACTCGGCGGCATGTTTTCAGCCAAAGCAGTCACTGGGCTGATGGAAAAAAGCAAAAGCCCCTGGCTAAAAATGGCGGCACCATTGGCCGGGTTTATCACCAATGCCGCGGTGGGGTCCCATATTAGCAGCTGGTTTAGTGATGACACATCAGCCAGCACCAGCGATGCGCTTGCAGACAAGGCTAATATTGCTGGTTCGCCAGAGTCTTTGTCGGCTTCGCCGGACATTGCAACATCATCTGCAGAGCCGGTGTCGGCAAAAAGTACCACAGCGTATCAGGGGGCGCATGTAACGGTAAACGCCAATATCACAGTCAATGCGCGTAGTGGTGAACAGGCTCAGGATATTGCCATTCAGGTTAAGCAGATCCTTGAGGAGCAGCAACACCAGGCCATTCGGGACATGAATGCACGCTATTTTAATCAGGTGGCTTGAGCCCACATTTCATAATTCAGGTGAACAATGAGTAATACTAATCATGCCAGACATATGATGCAGCTGGGCAACTATAAGTTTTCGGTCAGTACAGCGGCATTTAACAAGCTGAAATACGACACCCAGTATCGCTGGAAGTCGCTAGATGCGCCAACCAATAAAAACAGCCCCCTCATGCAGTTTATCGGGGTGGGTGAACAAACCCTGGACCTTGAAGGCACCATTTTTCCACAGATCGTCGAAAACGGCCTAAAACAGCTCGACTATATGCGCGAAGAAGCATCTAAGGGGCAGCCACTGACCCTGGGCTATGTCGAAGAAAGTGGTAAAACGAACCCCAGTGTGGGCCGGGTGTTGGGTAAATGGGTGATCAGCAGTATCAGTGAAACCCGCACCCTGTTTTTTAACGATGGTATTCCCAGAGAGATCCAGTTTTCAATGCGCTTAAGCCGATACCAGGCGGCACTCAAGGAACCCGAATAAGGAGACGTTATGAAAGGGGTAAGTTACGTTACGCGTGATGGCGATTGCTTGGATCTGATCTGCTATCGCCATTACGGGAATAGCTCAGGTACGGTGGAAAAGGTACTGGGTGCCAACAGCGGTTTGGCCGGGCTGGGCGCTATCTATCCGGCAGGCATTGAAATTTTTCTACCTGAGTTGCCCAAGCCTAAGACCAAGCATGTGATCAATATCTGGGATTAGTTATGAATCAGCAACCCTATTTTTCTATCAAAGCGAATGGCAATGAAGTCACCAAGCGTCTCAAAGATCGGATCGTTGAGGTCAGTGTAACACAGCGAACTGGCTTACTGAGTGATGTGTGCAAGGTGCGGTTTGATAACCTGGAGGAGCTGCCAATTGCGCTCCCGGAGCCGGGTAACGTGCTTGAAATCGCAATGGGGTACAAAAATGGCACGCCAGACACCCATGCTGCACTCACGCCGGTGGGCAAGTTTGATGTGGGCGCATATGAACTCACAGGGCCTGCCAGAGCACTGACTTTGTATGGCAACAGCATTATGTGGGATGCCGATTTTAAGTCGCCCCGATTTCGCTCCTGGCCACCACAAGGGGATGAAACGCCTGTCACATTAGGTGATTTGGTGGCGCAAATTGCCTCAGAATATGGCTTGCAAAGTGGGGTTAGTGAGGCGTTGCGCAGTATTACCTTGCCACATCTGGAGCAAAGCGAAAGCGACATGCAGTTGCTCACGCGTCTTGCTTTGCGTTACGACGCCGTAATGAAGGTGGCGGCCGGTAAATTGCTGTTTGTTGCCAAAGGAAGCGGGCAGTCATTGTCCGGGCAAACTGTGACCTCGGCTACGTTGGGTAACCATCAGATAATACACTGGTCCAGAGTGAGTAATCATTATCACCTGGTGGGGGCTGTACAAGGCTTCTATCACGACTCAGATCAGGCGCAGCGCATGTCGGTGCAGGCGGGCAGCGAAGCGCCCACGATTAAGCTACCTTACCTCTACCCGGATGCAGCCAGCGCACAAGCGGCTGCCAATAGTCAACTGACGCGCCTGAAGCGCGCCCATGGCGCGGTTCGGCTCACTGTGCCTGGCAATCCAGAGATTGTTGCCGGGGCATTAATCTCGGTTGATAACTCAGTGGATCACCTCAAAGGCGACTGGTTTATTACAGAGGTCACCCATCAGCTGACATCAACGGGATACATCAGCCTGATCACAGCAGAGCAACCTAATTAGTCCTGCCATCGCATCGCCCTGATGCGAGTTAGTCCTTTCACTATCCCTTTCCAATCAGCACCATGTAAATCCTTGCGGTTTGCATGGTGTCATGCCAGCACAGCCCGGGGATTCGATTGTTTTACAATCTGAATGAGGCGGGTCGCTCAAAATATATTTAGTTCATACGTACGATACGGCTGTATACAGAGCTATTTGAATCCCACGGTTCACAACTTGTCGATTCATAGGTCAGGTTGACATTTTTACCAGCAGCCTGACGTGACAATAGCATAGAGTACATGCGGTTGCGCCTTTCAGTGGGCAGATTATAACTGACCGCAAGGGTTCTCTTATTGGAACAGCTTGTGTTGATGTCACTGGTAACAGAGTCCAGCGTGACCAAAATGGTATCTCTGCTGGAATATATATTTACATCTTTAACTTTGCCGCTGACTGTGATCCAGGCCGCCTGAGCCTGTCCTGCCATTAACAATGCGCAGCCAAAAATAAGCTTTTTCAC